ATTCGTTAATCGACTGCAATACTTGATATTTACTCGATACGAAGACCTTAGTTATTGACCATTTTTCGATTGTGTGATATTATAAGAACACTAAAACGAAAGGGGCTTTGATTATGGGTTTATTCGGATCGAAGAAAAACAAGGATGAATACGACTTTATTTATGACAACGGAGATGATCGAGGTTTTGATTATTCCGATTTGGATGAGAACGAAGATCCGGAAGACGCCATCGATCGACTTCGAGGAACTATCGATATCGGAGACTGTATGCTTTGCGGTGCTAAAAACGCCATGAAGTTTGACACCATTTGTTTTATTTGTTCTGAGTGCGGAGAATCCGTTCACGAAGATTTATATTATAGATGGGCAGCCGGTTATCCGATAGAATCGGACGAGGAGGACTACGAAGATATTTATTAACACGTTTTAATGGAGCCTGTACCGTTTCTGGTATGGGCTCCTTCTATTTTCTGGCTTCGCGAAAAAAACAATGACTGTTATGAAGAGAGATGTTATATGCGCTTCGGCGATCTCATCTCTCTTTTATTTTTGTCAAAAAGGAGGCTGTCGATGGGTAAACTTGAGAGTGAATTTCAATCCGGGCTTATTAAAGATTTAGAGCGATTATTCCCGGGATGTATAGTAACAAAACTGGATACCTCTTATATTCAGGGTATTCCGGATCTTCTTGTCCTTTATCGTAATCGATGGGCTACCTTGGAGTGTAAACGAAACGCGAACGCCAATAAGCAACCAAATCAACCATATTACGTGGAGGAGATGAATAAGATGTCTTTTTCAAGATTCATCTATCCGGAGAACAAGGAGGAGGTATTGCGTGAACTTCAACAGGCATTCAGCACTTGAAGGTCAGCATGCGTTTCTTGGCGCGAGTAAGTATCATTGGATCAACTATAGTGAGAAAAAGCTTGCTGAAACGTACGCTAAGTCCCTTGCGGCTCAAAAAGGGACGATTCTTCACGACTTCGCTGCGCAATGTATTAGACTTGGGCAGAAACTCCCGAAGTCTCAAAAAACAATCAATCAATACGTGAATGACGCTATTGGTTTTAAAATGGTACCGGAACAGGTTTTATATTACTCCCCGAACTGTTTTGGAACCGCGGATGCCATTTCATATAGAAACGGTATGCTGCGCATTCACGATTTGAAAACCGGAATCACTCCTGCACATATGGAGCAACTTTATATTTATGCGGCACTTTTTTGTCTGGAGTATCGATTGAAACCGTCAGAGGTATCAATGGAATTGAGGATCTATCAGGACGATAATGTCGAGATCCAGACCCCCGATGTTACGATGATAGCCCCCATCATGGATAAAATCGTAACTTTTGACAAGATAATCGAAAATATGAAATTGCAGGAGGAATAAACTATGAGCTTGGTTGAAAATTTCTTAATGCACTATGGAATTAAACGTCGATCCGGACGTTATCCATGGGGTTCTGGGGAGAATCCGTACCAACACAGCGGAGACTTTCTCAGTCGCGTTAAGGAATTACGTAAAAGCGGAATGACTGATACGGCAATCGCCAAATCCATGGACCTCACGACTACTCAGTTTCGAGCGGCTCTTGGTATCGCAAGTAACGAGCGTAGACAGCTTGAAGTTGCGAGAGCCAAATCTCTCAGGGAAGACGGTAAGAGTTTGAATGAAATCGCAAGAATTATGGGATATAGTTCGGACTCTTCAATCCGATCATTACTTAACGAAAATTCAGAAGTTCGAATGAATCAGGCACAGTCAACGGCTAAGATTCTTAAGAAACTCATTGAAGAAAAAGGTATGATCGATGTCGGCGCAGGAGTTGAAAGAGAGCTCGGGATCTCGAAAGAGAAATTAGAACAAGCTCTTTATATTTTGGAGGCGGAGGGTTATCCGGTATACGGTGGGCGAGTTCCTCAAGCCACAAATCCGGGAAAACAGACAACACTTAGAGTTCTTTGTCCGCCCGGAACAGAACATAAGGAGATCTATGATTACGAAAAGATTAACACCGTAACCGACTATACCTCTCACGATGGCGGGGACACTTTTGATCGACTTGTGTATCCTAAAAGTATGGATTCAAGTCGTCTGGCTATTCGATATGCGGAGGATGGCGGTGTTGAAAAAGACGGACTGGTGGAGTTGAGACGCGGCGTTGCGGATTTGTCTTTAGGCGATGCTCATTATGCACAGGTTCGCATTCTTGTAGACGACACCCATTACATTAAAGGAATGGCCGTTTATTCGGATGATCTTCCTGATGGTGTGGACGTTATGTTTAATACGAATAAGCATAAGGACAAATCAAAACTCGAAGTTCTTAAACCGATTACAAACGATCCGGACAACCCCTTTGGTTCTTTAATTAAAGCCAAGGGGCAGTATTATTATGAGGACGAAAACGGCGAAAAGCAGCTCGGTCTTATTAATAAGCGTGCTGAAGAAGGAGACTGGGGGGATTGGGCCGATGCGCTCCCCTCTCAGTTTCTTTCTAAGCAGAATATGCAGATGATTAATAAACAGCTCGGCCTCGCATCCGCAGACAAGCAAGCAGAGTTCGATGAGATTTGTGAGTTGACGAACCCCACAATCAAAAGAAGACTTTTAAAGTCGTTTGCTGATGATTGTGATGCCGCTGCCGTTCATTTGAAAGCTGCCGCGCTTCCTCGTCAGAAGTACCAAGTAATTATTCCGGTAACCTCTATGGGGGACGATGAAATTTATGCCCCAAATTATGAAGACGGAGAGAAGGTTGCTCTCGTTCGATATCCTCATGGTGGTACTTTTGAGATCCCGATTCTAACGGTTAATAATAAGCATGCCGACGCTCGTAAAATGCTTGGTACTAATGCCGCAGATGCCGTTGGTATCAATAGTAAAGTCGCAGAAAGATTGTCTGGAGCGGACTTCGATGGTGATACAGTTATGGTGATTCCGACTAGGGGTAATGGCCGAAACAAAAACGTAAACGTTACTTCGACACCACCTCTGGCGGGGTTAAAAGATTTCGACCCCAAGGCTTCTTATCCAGAAAGACCGGGTATGCAATATATGCGCAATCCAAAAACCGGTACCGATAATACTCAGAATGAGATGGGAAAGATTTCAAATCTCATCACCGATATGACTCTCAAGGGCGCCACTCAAGATGAGCTTGCGAGAGCAGTACGTCATAGTATGGTTGTTATCGATGCTGGTAAACATAGGCTCGATTTTAAACAGAGCGAGAGGGATAACGGTATTGCGGAATTAAAAAAGAAATACCAAGGGGCCGTCGATGAAGATGGTCGGTACCATGAGGGCTCAGCGACTTTAATATCGCGTGCTAAATCTAAACAGCAGGTGGAGAAGAGACGAGGAAGCCCCATTATTGACAAAGAAACAGGCGAGCAGACGTGGAAACTATCCGGGGAGACCTATGTGGATAAGAAAACCGGAAAAGTTAAAACGCGAATGCAAGATTCGACTAAAATGGCTGAAACAAAAGACGCTCGAACTTTGTCTTCAGGTACTCAGCAGGAAGAAGCGTATGCTACCTATGCTAATAAGATGAAAGCCCTTGGTAATAGTGCCCGCTTAGAAATGGTATCAACGCCTAGGCTTGAGTATTCTCCTAGTGCTGCTGCAACTTACCGTCAAGAAGTATCATCCCTTAAGAGCAAGCTGGCTACCGCTGAGTTAAACGCCCCCCGTGAGCGCAAAGCGCAAACCATTGCGAATGCAACCGTCAAAGCGAAAAAGCAAGCCAACCCGGATATGAGCCGAAAAGAAGTTAAAAAAGTTGGTCAGCAAGCTTTAGAAGATGCGCGAAATAAGGTCGGCGCGAAACGAACAACTATCGAGGTAACTGACAGAGAGTGGGAAGCCATTCAAGCCGGTGCTGTTAGTGATACGCAGCTTTCAAAGATGCTTAATCATGTAGACATCGATAAGCTGCGTGAAAGAGCGACTCCCAGAAGCACTAACAATCTTAGTGATGCGAAGATCGCATTGCTTAAAGCTCGTGCTGCGTCTGGTTACACAAATGCTGAAATCGCTGCTTCGCTTGGTGTATCTGCTTCAACTGTTTCCAAGTATTTGAATGGAAAAGCGTGAAAGCAAAAGCGTGAAAGTAAAAGCGAAACAAAAGCGAAACAAAAGCAAAAGCGAAACAAAAACAAAAGCAAAATAGAAACAAACGAAAAAAGAAAGGAGAAAACGAAATGAGCGCTTGCGCATTGACAACAATTGACAATCCGTTCAATCCGATTGACGATTTTCGGTCTTGGTTCTTGTTCGACGTTGAAAAAGGTTACAATACTTCAGCGTATTTAGCGCGAATCGCTCGAACTTCAGACCAATTCTCGGAAGAAGAAAACAATCGAGTGATTGAACGCGCAATTGATGAAATTATTAAATACGATTTTCTTGGAATTTACAGGAAAGTCAGATCGACCATCAAACAATAAATAATCAATAGGGGGGGGTCGTGAAAATATCACCCCCTCCCCCTAT